AGCCACCGTATCGCTTACTGACCCATTTGCTACAGTGAGTGGATCTACCACTGTGACAGTTACTGATGCTGCTGGTGGGTATATAAACAATGACTTTGTAACATTCAGCGGGGCTTCTGCTGTAGGCGGCCTTACTCTTAACGGTGAGTTCCAAATAACATATTTAACAGGAAACACTTACACCATAACAGCAAGTGAAGCTGCAAGTTCTACAGCTACAGGCGGTGGGTCTGTATCTGCTGCGTATCAAATAAACACTGGTCCTTCAGTTGCAGAGGCTTTGGTGGGTTGGGGTGCTGGTGGTTGGAGCCTTGGAACATGGGGTGTAGGTGTAACGTCTACTGACGCACTGCGTTTATGGACCCAATCTAATTTCGGTGAAGATCTTATCTTTGCTGCTCGTGGAGGTAATTTATTCTTCTGGGATGCCACTGACGCACTGACAACCCGTGGTGTGTTGCTATCCAGTGAGTCTGGCGCATCTAACGTCCCTGTTAAAGTAAATACGCTACTAGTATCTGATAATCGGTTTGTATTCTGTTTTGGCACTAATGTGCTTGGCAGCACAGACTTAGACCCACTACTTCTACGCTGGTCTGACCAAGAGAATGCGGTCAACTGGACACCTTCATCTACCAATCAAGCGGGCGATCTTAGACTTTCTAAAGGTTCTGAGATAATAACTGCCGTGCAAGGCCGACAGGAAATACTGGTTTGGACTGATTCTGCTTTGTATGCGCTACAGTACGTGGGTGCTCCTGCGGTATGGTCGTCACAAACAGTCGGAGAAAATCTATCAATCGCTTCTTCAAGAGCTGTAGCATATGCAAACGGTGTGGCTTATTGGATGGGTGTGGGTGGTTTTTATAGATATGATGGTAGAGTACAGACACTGCCCTGCACGGTAAAACGCTATATATTCACTGATTTTAATACAGAGCAGTACGAACAAGTGTTTGCAGGTACTAACGAAGCATTTAGCGAGATATGGTGGTTCTATTGCCCGTCTGGGTCTACCACTCTTAGTCGCTATGTTATATACAACTACGCACAAAACATTTGGTACTACGGCAATATAAGCCGAACTGCGTGGATAGACTCTGGTATACGGGACTTTCCGTTAGCTGCTACTTACAATAACAATATAGTCAACCATGAGGATGGCATAGACGATAACGAAACAGGCACTAACGCAGGTATTAGCTCGTTTATTACTTCAGCGCAGTTTGACCTAGATGACGGTCACAAGTTTGCGTTTATACAGAAGGTCTACCCAGACGTAACTTTTGACGGATCTACGGCAGAAAGCCCCACTGCTACATTGTCTTTGTTTGCAGCGCAAAACTCCGGTTCGGGGCGTAACTCTCCAGCTTCAGAGGGCGGTACAAACACAGGCTCTATAACCAGAACAGCCACTGCACCTATAGAAGCGTTTACATCTAGGCTGGATTTACGAGTGCGGGGCAGACAGTTGGCTTTGAAGATAGAGTCCAGTGAGTCTGGAGTTAAGTGGCAGTTGGGATCACCGCGACTAGAACTGCGACCTGACGGGAGAAGGTAATGCCTATAGATAAAACACGTTATGACATAGAGTTTAGAGCACCTGTTCTGCCGGACCCGCCAAGAGAGTACGATGAGAGCACGTTTAATCAGATAAACAATGCACTGCGTCTTTATTTTAACCAGCTTGATAAAGGTATACGTGATGCGTCAGTGTCACCCACTGCACAAGCTGCTGCTTGGTTTCTTAGTTAGTTGTAGAAATGGCTAATACTTACGTCAATGCTAAAAAAGATTTAACAGCTACGACTGCTACTACGCTTTACACCTGCGCGACAGCCACTACTGCTATTGTTAAATCTATACTCGTATCAGAAGACTCAGGTAACGCAGATACGATTACTGTAACTATCACCGATGCTGATTCGGCAGTGTTTAGTCTGTTTAAGGTCAAGGCAATAGGTGCTAACACCACGGTAGAGCTACTTACAGCACCATTGGTAGTGCAGGAGTCTGAGATATTAAAGGTTACAGCAGCTACGGCTGACAGGTTACACGTTGTCGCTAGTATCTTAGAGGTGACATAGTGGCCCTTACCGCGGAACAAATACAGAAACGACTAGATGAGTACTTCGATAGTGACGAAGGTAAAAACTTACTTGCGCCTATGGGTATGCAAGCAGGGGGCAGACTTGTTGGTTTTGCTGGACCAGACAGACTTACAAATAATGAAGAAGATAAAGAAGAACAAGAGTCTGTTTTTACTTCTGAAGAAGGGTCTAGTTTTTTAACAGATTTAACAGAGGGACTAGTTGAGTCTGGGGTGCTTCAATACGGCGTAAATCTTGGCGGCGCTAGTGCAGTATCAGCAGCTTCTCAAATCCCCGGCATAGCTGGGGCGATTAATCTTTTTGGTAGTGCAACAGAGTCGGCTGTTAATTTTATATCAAGCTTAGGCACTAGCACCGCTGAAGAACTTATTACCACTTCTGGTGCAGCGGCGGCTGGCGCAGAAGCTTCTGCCTTACCTTTTGGGTTCAACCCTATTACTGCCGCATACTTTTTATATAACGTAATACCTGCAATCGGTAAGCAAATAAGCGGGCAAACCGATAATCTTAGAAAAGAACTTTCAAGACTCGCTGCTTATAAACCCGGCACAGGTAGCTTCGGTAAACAACAAAAAGGAGCTATAGAGTTTAATACTCAGTTAAGAGATTTTGCTGTTAAGTTGATAGAAGCAGGGTGGGATCCTGATAGAGGTTTTATACAACAAGCACAAGAAGGAGACCCCAAGTTATTAGGTTCTTTCTATGAAATAGTAAATGAGTTCCCTGCTGTAGTTGGTTACTTTGGAGACAGATTTGGCGAAGAGATTTTTAATAATCCTACAGAAGAAACAGCAGAGTCAGGGGAAGTAATAGATTCGGCCCAAGAAAAATATGAAGAGACAGAGTTAGAAGAAGGATTACAAGAAGATACTGAAGCAGCAGAAGAAGAGTTACAGGGCGAGCTTGATGACATAAACGCAGAGAATTCTGAAGATATAACAAATGAAGATGTTAAAGAAACAGTAGAAAGTCTTGAAGAGGCTACAACAAATACGCAAACCGCTGAAGAGGCGGTTAAAGTATCAACGCAATCATACTCAGATTACCTTGCCGGTGTGGGTATGGAGGATCTCGATAGGACTATAGCTGCTAATGAAGCACAATTACGCCGTATACCTCGCCTTCTTAGAAGGACAAGAGGTAAGTTTTACCAAAGAAGAATAGATAAAGCAAAAGCAGAAAAACGAAATAGACTTGTAAAAGCCAAGCAGATTGCAGATGCAGCAAAAGTTGATTTTGAAAATGCTAAGAAAGCAGAAGCACTGGCAAGAAAAGAAGCAGAAGATGCACGTAAGTCAGCGTCAGCCGAAGCTAGAAGAAAGTTTGAAACAAAACAAAAAGAATTTATAGCAGATAAACAAAAAGCCGCAGATGCCGCAGCAGCAGAAAGAAAAGCAAAGGCTGAGGAAAGAGCTGAGGAAAGGGCTGACTATACAAAAGTAGAAGGGACACCTGATACAGATACGACTGCACCGGAAGCAGACCCTATAGAAGTTACTAGCGAAGTTGAGCCATTTGAAGAACCAGAAGACCCACCATTAGACGTAAAAGAACCCGTTGTGGAAGAGCCGGAAGAGACGAAAGTTACCGAAACGGCAGAAACGGAAGAGGCTGAAGATGATGGTTCTAGTGGCGCGGGCGAAGGTGCTGGTGCTGGACAGGGTGGTGATAAGGGAGCTGATGCCGAAACAGGCACAACAACGGCTGCAGCTACAACTACAGAAACCCCACCTGCGGAAACACCACCCGCTGAAACAAGTGATAAAGGTGCACCCGAAGAAGAACGATGGTCGTATTTAGGTGATAATCGGTGGATACGAGTAAAAGATATTCCTGTTTATCTAAGCACAGGATTAGGTGTTGTAAAAAAACCAAACTGGCCTGACTTAGAACCGGGGATCTACACGGTAACCCC